GGGTACGCCTGATGCAGGTAGTGGAAAGGTCGGCCACGCCGAAGGCCCAATGCCCCAGATGGGTACGCCTGATGCCACGCCGAGCAAGCCCGGTATGTCTGCTCACGCCAGTGGTCTTGGTAGTGGTGGTGCGGGTAGCCCCGACATTACGCAGGGTCACGCTTTCCAAGGGAACAAGTACGCAGGCGGTCTTCCGAAAGACCACCCCCTCCACGACATACTGCACGAAGAAGGCTAGTAAGTATTTCCAATTCTCGGTGTAGTCTTTCTAAAGACGCGAAAGGATTTCTCGTATGATTCAAGTTCCAAACACCACGCCAGACGTTGTGACCTTTTACCAAAAGGGCCGTGACGAGGTGGCTGGGCGCATCGCTGGCGACCAGATTGCCAAGGCTGCCCGTATGGAAGTTGAGGCTCTTTCAGCAGTTGACAACGCCAACTTCCGTCTTGTGAAGGCCACCGAGCAGATGAAGGCCGCTGAAATCGCCTACTTCACTGCCGTTGAGAAGGGCGCATCGAACCGCGAAGAACTGCGCTCAATTTACAACAACACGCTCGCTGGCTACCGTGACGCTGACAAGGCTGCTGAAAAGGCTGTTGACGAACTGTCGCTCGTCAAGTCTGCTTTGGAAGGTCTTCGTGACATCGCCAAGCGTGAAGTTTCGGACACGGAGCGTCAAGACCTCGCTGAAAAGGGTAAGGCTATGCCCGACGGCTCCTACCCAATCAAGACGGTTGGCGACCTGAAGAACGCCATCTCGTCGTATGGTCGTGCCAAGAACCCAGATGCGGTCAAGGCGCACATCATCGCACAGGCAAAGGCTCTGAATGCGACTGACCAACTTCCCGAATCTTGGTCAGATTCCACCACCAAATCACTCCGAAAGGACGCGGCGATGGCCGATACTTACAACGAAGCAGTCCCGGCTGCGCTGAGGAACCTCTGCCCATCCTGTATGGGACACGGCGAGGAATCTTGCCCCACCTGCAAGGGCGCTGCTGCCGTCTCTGACGAAATGGTTCTGGGTTCGATTTACGACTACCCGGACAACCCGGAACACCCGATGATGAAGAACGCTTTCAGCACCGAGGCGTTGCTTACCCGTGACTTCCAAAAGTCGGCTGCCTACCAGAACTACATCTTCACCAAGGGTGGCGAGGGTTCTGGCGCACAGCCCGGTCACCCGTTCAACGGCAACCAGTACACCGGTGGCGTTTCCACCTCTGCTCGTGGCATCAAGGAAGGCTGGAAGTCCAAGATGGCTCGCTACGCCAAGGCTGCCGAAGGCCACCTCGCTAACGGTGTCAAGGCAATGGCCGATGGTCGTGCGCTGAAGGCTGCTGGCCAACACGCTGCTGCTGCTGCCAAGTTCTTGGAATCCAAGGGCCACTTTGAAAAGGGTGCTGGCGCACACTACGGAATCAGCACGGTTCTGAAGGAACACGCTGACCACCCGGACGTGAAGTCGGGCAAGAATATGCCTGCCGGTGTCCAGTCCCAAGGCTTCCACTACGGCGAGGCTGACCGCATCCGTACTGACCTGAAGGCTGGTGCTGCGTACCAAGCCGACCTCGCAAGTCGCAAGGCTGCTGGCCAGTAAATCCACACATTGTCGTAGCAGTGCCACTACTGAAATCCCGAAGTCTGGGATAAAGTAGTGGCACTTGCTATTTCTAGGAGAACTTATGTCTTACGATGGTCAAATTCTTTCGTGGGTCAAGTTCGCTCGTACATTTGAAATCCACAAGGCCGGAGATGCTTCTGGCTTAATTGACTGGTACGAAGACGGTGCTGATGGCCAGATTGACTGGGGCCAGCCCGGAGACTTTGAGCAATGCGTCGCTATTGCTGGAAAGTATATTGACAACCCCGAAGGCTTTTGCCAACTGCGTCATATTGGAGCAACCGGGGAGCCAGCAGGCCACGCCGAAGGTGAAATCTCCAAAGCCGATGACGATACCGACTACACGGGCATCATTTCTGACCGCAAGGGCGAGCCAGCGAACAAGAAACTCTACAGCCGGGTCAAGGCAGACGCAAAGAAGAAGTTCGATGTCTACCCATCAGCAGTCGCAAACGGCTGGGTTGTCCAAGAGTACAAGCGTCGTGGTGGAACCTACAGGAAGCCTGTAGCAAAGTCAGAATCCTTTACCCCTCCAAAGGGCGTTCAAGAAGCAGCGAAGAAGGCTTTGGCGTGGATGAAGGATGGAAAGGCTGGCGACGGATTCACCTCAGTGGGCCGTAAACGAGCCTCAGACCTCGCCAACGGCCACGCTGTGTCTATGGACACCCTGAAGCGTATGAAGGCCTATTTTGACCGTCATCAGGGCGACAAGGATTCACCACACTGGGATGAGCCAAGCCCCGGCAAGGTGGCGTGGTATGCGTGGGGTGGCGATGCTGGCTACTCGTGGGCCAAGTCGGTTGTGGGCAGTGAAATCCAAAAGGGCGACTTCCTCGGACACATCTTCCACGGAAATCAGTTCACGGGTGGAGAAGCGTCAGGCCGTGCTGAAAAGTTGTCTTCCAAACTGAGCAAGAAGACCTACACTGACCCGGCATCGGCAGGCCCACTCATCAACGAAGCCAGAGACATTGCCGACATTCACCAAGACCGTTGGAAGCAAATCGTCTCATCCATCCATAACTTCCCAGAAGGCTTGCAAAGCGACAAGGCTAGGTTCCTCTCGTCGCTCGCCAGTGACCAGTGGCGGGCCTACTCAGCCAATTCAGCAACGGCAGATGCTATCGAAAAGTACCTGCGGGCTGGGAAAAACTTCAAAATTGTTCCAGCAGCAGCAATGAAGGCAGCAGCAGCCAGCGCACAGGCCGACAAGTCGTGGGAACGAAACAAGGACTTCATCAGCACCAACACGGGCCAACTCGCTCTCACTAAGGGTGATGACCCCGGCCACCCCTTTCGTGGGAATCAGTGGACAGGTGGCGAAGGCAACACTGCCCCGGACAATAAATCACCACTGGAAGGCGTGAAGCCAAACCCCACGAGCCAAGACTTGGGAGAACGAGTTCTCACTCCAAAGGGCGATACAAGGGAAGACAGAAGGCAGTTTGCCGTCAAAGTGCTGAAAAGCCTGAACGACGGGAAGCAACCCGTCATTGACGAGAAGAACTTGGAAACCCTTTTTGAGGGGATGAAGGGTGGAATCGGCCACGAGTTCCTGAAGTCCAACATTACGGAACTTCGCATTGACGGAACACGGTTGATGGGCAAGGACGGTCTGGGCATCGCACGAGTGGATATGCCTCAGGTGGAAACCGAACAACGCCCACAGTTCCTCAGCGACTTGGAGAAGAACAACGGCGTGACGGCAACCAAGGAAGACGTTGACCCAACTACCTTGAAGCCCGTGCAGAAGGAAGTGTTTGCAGTGAAATCTGCTGCCATCTTCCGGTCTTTCAAGGACAGTGCCATCCCGGACAAGATGAGGATTCTCATTTCCAAAGATGGCTACGTCCTTGACGGTCACCACACTTGGGCAGCAGCAGTTGGCATCCACTTCCACAACGGAGCCAAGATGCCTGTCTACCGACTGTCGGTGAACCACGGCGAAGCGTTGAAACTCACCACCCAGTGGGCTAACGCCAACAACGCCGAGAACCAAGGGCGAGGGAAGCCGACGGCAACCAAGAAGGCACTGGACTTCATCACTTCGACGCTCCTTTCCGAGTACTTGTTCTTCAAGGGGGACTTGCAGGGTCACGTCTTCCGAGGCAACCAACATTCCAAAGGTGGAATCGTTCGATTCGACCCTTACAACGCCCTCTTTACGGCTCACTGCGCTTCAGGGCATCAGAACACTGTCAGGGTGCCAGAGCAGTGGATTGGTAGAAACGCAGACGGTTCGTTCAACGGCCAGTTCGTGACCGGTGCGCCGGTGTACGTCTGCTCTACCTGCTCACGCCCCATTGACAACCGTTGGCAACTCGTGAACGGCCAGAAGCCAGTATCACCACCTTCAACCCCGACTGGTAGCCTTTACCTTGGGTTCGGCCAGTCACCGAAGAACTACGTCAAATAGGAGCAGCGATGAAGGCTAGAGACATTTTCACCAACCTGAAGAAGGACGCAACCCCGGCTCCCGAAGCCAAGATGCTCTACTTCTACAACGTTTCGATGCCCGAAAACGGTTGCTACGGGACTGCCACGCTGGAAAACGGCGTTCTGACTGCCGATGAGGGAACCGCAGCCAATATGGTGCAGGCCATCCGTGACCGTGCAGCCAACGACGGGATGGACAACTTCACGGACAGTGAAATCTACGACTACCTGAACGGTTGGAGCAACGGACTGATGTTCGCCACCGACGAGCCTACGACGTGGACAGTTGACTAATGGACTGGAGAAGCATCACCACAATTCTGAAAGGTGATGTACCCGGACACGACTTTCACGGTAATCAGTGGGTCAACGAAGCCGGTGGATTCAACGTCAAGGGCAACAAACCCCGTGGTGGTGGAAAGAAGCCCAAGGCAGCAGTTCGTCAGCCAGCAGCCCCAAAGAAGCAACCAGCCCCACGCCCTGCCCCTCAGAAGCCAGCAGCGAAGAATCCAAAGCAGCGTGACCTGAACAGCGTGTTGTTGTCCATCATCAACAACCACCTCAATGCTCAGAAGCAGCCGACATCAACGCCTGCCGACTACGCCCCATCACCAAAGGAAGCCAAAGAGCCACCCTTTAAGCCGGGCAAGGGATTCTTACCCTTCACCAGTGAAAAGATACAGAACAACGATGAATCTCTGCATCTCGGTGGAGCGCAGCAAATCAAGATGGGCAAAGTCACCTTCGATGACGGCTCCAAGGGTGTAGCGAAGACCATCGGGCAATGGAACGGGATTCCAGCAGAAGAAATGGCGAAAGCCGAAGTGCTGTCATCCAAAATCGGACAGGCTATCGGTGCGCCTATTCGTGACTGTATCGGCGTTCCCGGCCAAAAGGATGCTGTAATCCAGCCGTGGGTGCAGGGCGAGACGTGGGCAACTTGCTGCGGGCCGATGGCAATGATGCGGAAAGAGAACTTTAACCCCGGCACTGGCGACCCCGACGGGTACCCGCCCCAATTCCGTGCAGCCCTTGGTGAAATGCGCCTGTTCGACACAATGGTCGGCAACGGTGACCGACACTGCGAGAACGTGATGGTCACGAACACCAACCCGACTGCCTTTGAGCCGTTCACAAAGAAAGACGGCTCCCAAACCGTTCGCCTGAAGCAGGGATTGACCATTGCCGACGCAATCACCCCAGATTCCAAACTGGTCGGCATTGACCATTCGCTGGCGTTCCGTTCCTTGTTTCCACCAAGTTCACGAGAACTCCAAAGCGTTGTGACCCAGTACAGCATTAAGCCGTCCCGATTGAACCAAATCAACAAGTCCCTGAAGTCTCTCATCAGTGGTGGAACCCTGAACCAAGAGGAACTTCCAAAAGTCAAGGTAATGCAAGCAACACTGGAGCAGGCTTTCCCCAAAATCATCAAGTAGTCTTTATATGGGTGAAATGGTATGAACTTCCGACAAATTCTCGAAATCCTTAAAGGTGACGTTGTAGGTCACGAATTCCACGGCAATCAGTGGATTAACGGTTCAGGAAAGTTCAATGCAGGTGGTGGAAAGCCCCGACCAGCAGCGAAGCCGAAGCCTGCCGGTCAGCGCAGGGCAGCCGCGCCAAAGCCAGCACCAGCCCCACGCCGTGTTGCAGCCCCCAAGCCCCCGGCTCCTACCCCACCACGCCCCGAAACACCAAAGCCAACTCCACCGCCAGTAAAACTCCCTGAGCCTCAGCAATCCCTGAAGCCAGCCGTCAAGGACTGGAATGAACCCGGCCCCAAGGTTCTGGCCACCAACGAAATTGCTTCCTACGACAAGAAGTTAGGTTCCAAGGGTGGAGCGCAGAACACTGGACTGCAACTCGTCACGATGAAGGATGGCAGTGCCGGTGTGGTGAAGGGTCTAGCAGAATGGGGAAAAAATTCCCCAAAACAACTTGCTAAGGCCGAAGTCGCTGCTGGAAAAATCGGCGCAGCGATGGGTATTTCAATTGCCAAGGCTGAGCCGGTTCCGGGTGAGCCGAAGAAGATTGTGATGCCCCTCATCAAGGGTGAAACAGCATTTGACAGTCGTGGAGCAGACAATGTTTCATCGGAGTGCAACCAGCAGCGAAACGAAATGTACTTTTTCGACAAGTTGATTGGCAACGGTGACCGTCATTTTGGAAACTTTATGTACACCAATCTGACCCCCCGCAACTGGGTCACTCAGGATAGCCAAGTCGTAGCGATTGACCACTCGCTTTGCTTGGGAAACGCCCGTTACGAGCCTTTTCCACCACAGTCCTCCGACCTTGTGCAATTTGCTGTGTTGAAGCACATAAACTCCGATAGGTTGACCCAGATGTACACCGGCCTGAAGGATTTGCAGGCAGCCAAGAACAACACCACCTTTGAAAAAGATGCTGTTGATAAGTGCGTCGGAGTAATGGAAAAGGCGTTCCCCTTTGTCACTGGCAACGACCCAACTGCGAAGAAGATGTACGACAGGATGGTCTAGTGACGTTCCAACCGAACTTTGTTAAATTCACCAACACTGACGTAATCGGAACGGAGCCTTTGGAAGGTCGCTTCAAGGGGAACCAGAACGACGGTTTCACCTACGTCCGGTTTGCCGATGGCTCTGGTGGCATCATCAAGACGATGAAGGACTGGGTTGGCAACAAGACCGGCAGGCTCTACCCTGCTGAAATCTTGGCAGCGCAGGAGTACTTGGCATCGCTGGTGGGCGAAACAATGAACGCCCCGGTTAGGGACTGCCACTTCTACGGCTCTGGTGCCAAGACCGTCATTATGCCGTTCATCGTCGGCCAGACTGGTGAAGAAGCCGGGCAGACCGAGTTGCCGGAGAACGCTCAGGGAACAGCACTGAAACTGTTCGACTACCTCACCGCCAATGCAGACCGTCGGCCCAAGAATTGGATTTCCACCCCCGACGGGCGCATCGTGGGCATTGACCACGCCTTGTGCAACTTCCGGCCCCGTGTTCTAAAGCCTGATTTCGTTAGCGACCTTTGGAACAACGGAGTATCACTAGAATCGCTGCTCATTCTCCAGCCGAAATTGGCAAACCTCGCCATTGACTTCCACCAGATTGGAATGGGCGACAAGCACGAGACAATGATGCAGAACTTGTCTCAACTCATCGCGGCTTTCCAAACCTTGGCCAAGTTCGCCACGGTAGTGAAATCCGTTGTGGGGGCAGACCGAATCGTTGTCAAGGGCGACGAGCCGGGACATCCGTTCAGAGGCAACCAATGGACTGGTGGAAACGCCGAACTTGCTAAGGGCGCAGCCGAATACGCCAAGAGCGTCGGCTTGCAGCGACCCGACATTGACTACTCCAAGGTGAAAGTCAACCCGTCACGGGCTTTGGAAATCGCCAAGGACTACGTTGCACTGCCGTCTGTGGATGAATCCACTCGTGCTGCCTACCGAGAGTTCGTCAAGGAAACCCATCAGCAATTTGAGTACCTAACCAAGACCCTTGGGGTCAAGGTCGAAGTAGTCAAGGAAGACCCGTACAAGGATGCTGCTGAAATGGCAGCAGACGTTCACGACAACCATCACTTGGCCGTTCTGTCTGCCAGTAGCACTGGTGGCCACCCGTTCGTCACCAACCGGGAAATCGAAGAATTCCGTGCTGTCCACGACGCTTTTGGACACGCTGCCACTGGGCGCAACTTCGACAGGAATGGTGAAGAAGCGGCGTGGGCCAGCCACGCCTCAATGTATGGCCCACTCGCTCGTCAGGCAATGACCACTGCAACTCGTGGTCAAAACTCCGTGATGACCCAACTCGGTGGTGGATTCCCAGAGCAGAAGGGCGCACTGCTCCCAGAGAAGTGGTCAGACCCATCAACAGTGGGGATGTCCGATGATGTAGTGAAATCTGATGGCGACATCCGGCCCTGCTTCGCCGGTGGCCGAGCGCAATACGACTATCAGCAGTCGGATGTCCAAAAGGGCGACGTGGATGGTCACCAATTCCACGGGAACCAGTGGGTCACTGTCGGTGGCAAGTTCAATGCTTCTGGTGGAAAAGCAAAGGCTCCGAAGGCTGCCAAGGCTCCAAAGCCCCGGAAGCCACTCATCCCAGCAGCCAAGCCACCAAAGGCTGCACAAGTAGCCAAGCCAAAGCCTGTTGCCCCATCACCACCGCCTGCCCCTCAGCCTCAGCCTGCTCCAAAGCCAGAACCCAAGGTGGAAAAGCCCTCGGCACCGTTGGCCCCGGCCCCGAAGTCGGCCTCAATTGGGCATATCGCTGCAAAGAGCGAGTTTCCACCGGCGACAACTGCGCTCATCAAGAAACTTGTTTCCGAGTACACCGACAAAGTGGTGTTTAATAAGGAAGACAACCCCGAACAAAGAAGGGCAACGCTTCAAGAAAACCTCACCAACTTGCTGTTGCAACCCACCGAATACTTGCGACAGCGTGACATTGCTGTAAAAAACAAGTCCAGCGACCCGTCAAGTACAGCAATTCTCCAAATGCTCGGCTACTCCGAGAGGCCAACTGTACTCAGTGAAAAGCAGTTTGCCAATACGCCGGGACAGGTTCTTTATTCTGGCCTTACGGACGGCAGCAGTGGCATTATGACGAAGTTGTCGCAAATGTACTACGGGGATGTCCCCCGTTATGGTGGTGGAATGTATGGAGCAGCGTTTTACACCTCTCCGGGCAAGTTGACCCCAGCCGGTTATGCTAATTACAACGGGACAAATGGTTGCATTTTTCGTTGCAAATTAGACAATCCTGCCAATGTTTGGCAATCTGATTACAATCAAAAGGACAGGCCGAGTAACCAGCAACCATATCTGCATAATAGCGACTTGCTGAGCGATGAAACTGCTGCCTACATTGAAAGGTCGTTTATAAACGAAATTCCCGGCGAAGCACACTTTTCACCAGAACAACAAAAAACTCTTGCGTCTATAGGAGAGGCATTTCCTCATCTAGACGACGCATTTGTTGGTTATGAAATTTACAGTACTCTCCCAGCACTTGCGGGTTTCGACGCTTACCACGACACTACGAACAACTACACAATGGTGTTGAATCGCAGTTCGATGATTCTGCCTGAAAACACCACAGTTTCCGTAAATATGAAAGAATCATACTTTGGAGAAGGGGGTGCCTTACCCAATCCAATTGCTGAAAACCGAGATGGGTTGAAGGATGTCCCTGTCCCGTTGCCCGACAAAGTTGAGAAAGGCGACCTCGTTGGACACCTGTTCCACGGTAACCAGTACACGAGTGGCATCCAAGTAGCAACGTTCTTGGCTTCAGCCCTGTATCGCAGGGCAGCGAAGAACGAACCGGGCATCACCAAAGAGATTGCCGAGACTGCTACCGAAGTAGGGGCGCAGCGCATTAAACCAGACAAGGTGCTGAAAAGCGCAGATTCGCTGGCTCGCAAGATTGCCCTTGACGCACGAGACTTCGTTGGCCCCAAGTCCGAAGCCGAACAGCAGGCATCGCTGACGGTCAAGGATTCAATTCGCTACACCTTGGCGTTGGATGAGAAGAAGTTCAGTGACGGAGTGAAATCGGCTTTGGCAGACCTCCGTAAGGAAGGCTATGAAACCATTGCCATTCGCAACTACTTCAACACCGACCCTCACAACTCCTACAAAGGCATCAACGGCCTGTTCCGCGACCCCATCAAGAACCAAATGTTTGAGGTGCAGTTCCACACCCCGGAATCAGCAGCAATGGCCACGAAGACCCACGGAATCTACGAGCGCATCCGTGACCTGAATCCAAAAGACCCTGCCTACATCAAGGGTCAGGCCAAGATGGTGAAAATGTGGGCCAAGGTTTCCATTCCTGCTGGCGTGGAAGACATCGGCACCCGGAGTATCAAGGCTTCTGCGTGGACGTACTACGAGTATTCCACCACCGAAGGAAAGCCGTTCGCCTACTACCGATACGACGGAACTGACGCAGAGGCTTACGTTGAGGGACAGTGGATTCCAGCATCGGCGTTCTTGGAGAACTGGATTGAGGGCAACCCACTTCTGACTGAACTTGACGGCCCACCAGAGGAAGCGATTTCCAAAGGTGACGTTCCCGGCCACCAGTTTCACGGTAATCAGTGGTTGACCGTCGGGGGTGGCTTCAACACCCGTGGTGGAAAGCCGAGTTCGGCAGCCAAGGCCCCGGCGAAGGCACCAAAGGCACCCAAAGCAAAGGCTCCGAAGGCTCCTAGGGTTCCAAAAGCCCCTAAGCCTGTCGCATCACCACCAGAGCCGAAGCCAGAACCAAAGCCAGAGCCAGAGCCAACCCCACCAAAGGCCGAGACACCAGCACCCGAACTAGAGTTCAAAAGCGAGTTGTCACCAAAGGAGACTGCTGAAATTCGCCAGTACGTCGAAAACGCTTCAAAGGACATCCCAATCTCAGGCCAACTTGGAGACAAGTCGCAAGATGACGCTCGTAGGGCGTTGTTCGCCAAGAATTTGACAATGGTGTTGTGCAACCCCGGCGAATACAACAGGCAATTCAAAATTGCAAAAGAGCAACGAAGCAACGACCCTATGAACGCAGCAATTCTTCAGATGCTTGGATACGGAGCAAAGCCAAGGGTTGTCAGCGAAGAAGAATTTGCCAAGGTACCAACTCCGTGCCTGTTCTCCGGCATCAAGACCGGCTCAACTTCAGTCGGAACCAAGATGTCCCAGTTGTACTACGGGAAGGTTCCTCGCTACGGTGGTGGTTTTTACGGAGCAGCGTTCTACACCTCCCCTGAGAAGTACACCCCGGTACAGTACACGAGAAGTGGTAGAGGTGGAGAAAGTTGCATTTTTAGAGCAAAGTTGGAAAGCACATCGAACACTTGGACTTATGACGGCTTGGCCTACGAGAGGCCAAAAGGTATTTCACTGCTGCCCTTGATGAAACAGGGCATCACCCCAGACCAAGCGTCGGCTTACGGCAAAATTGACGCAGTAATGACCGACTACTCAATGAGGATGAGTGCCGTTCCAGCACTTGCTGGCTTTGATGCCCTGACCGCATCGCAAGTTGGTAATAACAACGATGACTACACGATGCTGTTAAACCGTGGTGCTTTGGTTCTCCCGAAGAACATCACCATTGGTAGTGACATATCCTTTTACGAGACTACCTTTGATGAAAAGGGCGCAGTAGGCAACAAACTGACCAACGTGCCGGTTCAACCATACGAAAAGCCCGTACAAAAGGGCGACGTTGAAGGCCATCCCTTTCACGGAAACCAGTGGACAGGTGGAGAGGGTGGCAGTGAAATCTCCCAAGCCGAGAGCAAGCCGGGGGACAACGTTTCCGTGTACCTCAACAGTCGCAAGGTCGCAGAAGCGGTGGAAAAGGGTCTAACAGGCCCCAAGTGGGATATGAAGGTTCGTGGTGACTGCAAAGCAGCAATCGCCAAGGACATTGCTTCTCGCCTCGGCCCCGAATGGGATGAAGCGTTAGGCAGCAGGCAGCCAGAGGAACGGGCAGCAGCCGTCAGCAAACTCGTCTCGGAATGGGCCAACACGTCGAACGACACTTCTCCACTGTCATTGGCAATGCAGCAATTAGCAGCCAAGGAGTTCGGTCTTGCTGGACATTTTGACTGGGATTACAAAGAAGCAGCAAGGCAATTCCTCGGCTACAGCAGTAGGGGGAAACTTGATTCAGCACAACAAGACCAAATTACAAATTTAGCAACAGCAACACAGGCACAAGTTGACAAACTTGTCAGTGAAAACGGTGACTTCTACAAGGCTTTCCTCCGGGCGCAGTACAACGCAACGCAGGATTACTTCAAGGCTGCTGGAATCAAGGAAGTTTCCGTGTACCGAGGGATGACTTTCCGTTCTCAAAGTTCTCCACCGGATTGGACAAAAGGTTTTAAAACAAATTCAGAAGTGCCACTTCGCCCGCTTTCTTCGTTTGCCTATTCAGCAACCGAAGCAAGTCATTTTGGCGAAGTTATGATTTCTGGCACCGTCCCAGTAGAGCGAGTTCTGTCGTGTGCTAAAACCGGCGTGGGTTGTCTAGACGAAGACGAAATTGTTGTAATGGCTGGCCCCGGCAAATGGCAAGTCAATGGTCAAAACGATTTTCGCAATGCCGATTTGCAAGGTGCCAAAATTAAAGACATTGCAGAGTACGCTAATTTTTCGGGTGCCAACCTCCAAGGCGCAAAGTTTGAAACCCCCTCACAAAACGCAAATTTTTCAGGGGCAAATCTTACAAACGCTGACTTTTCAACAGACCGCACTCCTTTTTTGAATGGCAACGGCTCCAACGGAAACCTTAACCACGTTTGGTATGGCGCAAACTTCAGCAATGCCAACCTCACTGGCGCAAACTTGTCGGGTTCATTTTTTTCAGCAAGCGATTTCATTAAAGCCAATTTTTCTGGGTGCAACTTGTCAAAGGCCGAGATTGGCAACTCACGCCTTTCGGAAGCCAATCTTGAAGGTGCAAACCTTGAAGATGTAAACTTTAGAGATGTAAGCCTTAAAGGTGCAAATCTTGCTAACGCAAACCTGTCAGGAGCAGAATTTGCAGCCGTGCAGTCTGACAAAGACACCGTGCTTCCAAGCGGATACGAATTCAGCCAGTACGGAATCCGTCAAGTCAGTAGAAACGCGTAAACTGAGCCAATGGAAACCAACGCGTCAAACACCCTGAACGAAGACTGGATTAAGACCGGTACTTGGGACTTGTGGCGTATGAACACGCTCATCACCACCATCCCCGACCTGTTGTGGTTCTTGAACGTCACTGACGCACCCCTCGCAGACCAGCAGGCAGCCGTACTGAAAATGACGAAGATGCCGTCGTGGATTCCGGCCCCGCAGGAACTTAAAGATGCTGCGACGGCGTTCCTCGCCACTGGTGAAATCCAAAAGGGGGATGTCAACGGTCACGTTTTTCACGGGAACCAATGGGTCGCTGGCGAAGGTGGAAGTGGAATCTCCCCCGAAGCAACAAAAAAACTGTCCGAGGATGTCCAAAACTTCACGGAGTGGCTGACACAGGAAAAGGCCTTTGCTAGTGACCCTGCTGAAAACGAGCGACGGGCAGCCATCTTCCAAAGAAACTTCACGCACATCGTGTGCAACCCCGACGAGTACTGGAAGCAGTACACCATTGCCCGTGACAATCGGAACACCGACCCAGAAAGCGCAGCAATTCTGAGGATGCTTGGCTATGCCGAGAAGCCAACGGTGGTCAGTGAGGCGAAGTTTGCTGAAACCCCCGGCCCGTGCTTGTTCTCCGGCATTACTGCTGGAAGCAGTGGATTAGAAGCCAAACTGTCATCCCTTTATTTTGGAACGCCAAGGTTCGGTGGTGGAAACTACGGTGCTGCGTTTTACACATCAAGTACCAAAGACACTGCTGCCGATTACTCTAGGCCAGACGCTGGTGAACCGGCAGGTGGCTGCATCTTCCGTAGCAAGTTGGCCAACCCGTCGAACGTGCTGGAAAGTCAAGACATCCCGAACTCCTTTGGAGCAGCGGGCTGGGACACGATAATGAGCAAGAACCGGCTTTTCGCTGACGCTCAAATGTACGGTGGCGAAATCTATGGTGGAAACGGGCAGCAACAAGCCGCCTACCAAAAAATGGCTAAGGCAATTGCATTGCCCTTTGAAAGTTTCCAAATTGCCAGTTCGCTTCCTGCGCTCGCCGGGTACGACGCTTATCACGACAACAATCGCAACTACACAATGGTGCTGAATCGCAGCGCAATGGTTCTCCCTGAAAGCGTCAGCATTTCCCCCAACGGTTTTGGATACGACAACGTTGACGAGACTGGCGCACTTGACCCGGCCAAGAACGTGCTGGTGTCCTCACTCGCCAAGGACAGCGAAGTCGCCAAGACAGCCAACGCCCTGCTCGTTCAGGCCCTTGGAAGCAAACTGCGCTCCCACGACGCAATCACCAAGACCGTTCGGGGAATGAATGTCTCGGCAGCCGAGTACGACGCTTGGGTTGCCCGAAACGGACAGTGGTAGGATTTCACTATGGCAAATCAAGAGCGTGACCCGTCAACTTGGAAGTGGTCTGGCAACCTGTTCGGGGATGACGAAGATGACAGTTCCGAGGATGTTTCCAACGTTGACGAGGATTCGTCTGAGCCGGAAATCACCAAGACGGTCAATCCAAATCTGATTCCTACGTCTCGCTTCTTTAAGCGTCGCAAGTAGAAAGACCACCCCGTAGGGTGGCCTAACTACCGGATAGAGCAACTGACCAACAGGGTCAGGATAAGGCTATTACCAAGCGTGGCAGCCGTACTGGTCTGGTACTCCGTAGCCAGCGTTGATGCGCTTGGCCACAGCGACCTGCTGGACAGGCGTGGCATCAGCAGCGTTCGCCGGGAAGCCCATCCCGCGTGAGAAGTATCGCCAGTTGGAGTTGGTGATGCCGAGGCCCCCGGAGTAGAGCGAGCCTCTGACGTGCCAGTTTCCACCTTCCTCGCAAGAAGCCACACGGCTCCACTCACGCAGGTCGGTAGCAGTCACGCCCCAAGGCCAGCCCTTTGGAGCGTGGTGAACGACAGGTGGCTTGTGGGCCACTGGCGTATGCGCCACGGTGGTCACTGGAGCGTGTTTCGGCGCACCGTGAAGTGGGCCGTGGAAATTGGAATGGTGCGGAGCAGATGCCCCGGCTGGTTGCAACAACACTGCCCCGATAGCGACAACGGAGACAGCGATAAGGGAACGGATAGACAAGGTAGGCCGCATCGGACACTCCTTCAGGTCACGCGTCGTACAGCAGACGCAGGTTCTAGGTGGTGGTGGTGCGGGCAAACGCCATACGACATTCATACCCCAGTCCGGTTCCGGTGTGGAATACAACGGCCTCGCTTATTCAGCATCGGGTGTGTCGGCGTTATCACGGCCCTTATGGGGTCATTGGCCTCCCAAGTGGTTGATGAAAACCCTAGTCGGGTGACAGCAATGTGTCAAGTTGACGAGGGTTCAGTAAACGGAAGTTAGTCCCAGCCGTAGCATCCGCAGTAGTAGGAATCGAATTCAGCATCAGGCCGAGGCCTGAAGAACGGCAATGGATTGGCTGAGGGTTGCTCGCCACCGCACCCACGGAAGTAAGTGCAACGTGCTTTGCGCTGCTGCACCAGCGTGGTCGGCGCGGGTGGGTAGTGGTTGCTCGTGAGGTGTCCCATCAGTCGTACTGCCCATCGTTCTGCCAAGCCGGGGAGCCGTAGGTGTGGTGGTGATGACCCTTGGCACAATGCCACGAGCCGTACTCGTCGGTGAGAACCGTGGCTGCGCCACAGGGAAGAATCTCAATGCGAGGGTTATCGTCGTAGTCGTAGCCGACAACACGCTCTACGAGCCAAGCGCATCCTTCAGCATCCAATTCGGCCTGAATCTGTGCAAGTTCATTTGGGGTCAATGCTTCGATAAGTGGCATCTGTTTCCTCTCGTTTGGCACTACTAAACACTAGTCTAGCGAATGGGTGTCACAAAGTCAAGTCATTTCTTTAGGTTCCTTGCCCGGCATCACCAACCCTGCTACGGTTGCCCATATGACTGAAGCAATCGGAGTTGACCCCCTGACCGAAGAACGTTCACCACTTTGGCTGTGCGACGAGCCGGAGTGTACGAGAGCAACGGAGCCGGGAACCCCGGATGCTGAGGATTGGCTTCCAACTGAAGAAGCCCACTTCTGCCCTAAGCACGCCAACCTGCGCTTCGGCGGGAAGTAATGCCACACGCTCGCATCCTCGTGGGTGACGTGCGTACACGCTTGGCCGAAATCCCCGACGGTTCAGTCCGAACCTGCATCACCTCACCGCCTTACTTTGGACTTCGTGACTATGGCACGGGCGAGTGGGAAGACGGTTCACCAGACTGCGACCACATCGCTCCCCCAACCGGTGGCCCATCGAAGAAAGGCCAGCGAGGGAAGTTCTCGGCAGACGGCCAGTACAAGAACACCTGCCGAAAGTGCGGAGCGAAGCGCATTGACGCTCAAATCGGTTTGGAAGAAACCCCCGATGAGTACGTCGCCAATCTCGTGGCCGTGTTCAGTGAAATCCGTAGGGTGCTTACTGCCGATGGCACGGTCTGGCTCAATCTCGGAGATTCTTACGCCGGTAGTGGCAAGGGCGGGCAGAGTGCTGAAAAGCGCAGCAAGGGCTGGCAGCCTGAGTATGCGAACAAGGGCGCAACCTACGGGCTGAAGTCCAAGGACTTGCTCGGCATTCCGTGGCGTGTGGCTTTCGCACTTCAGCAAGACGGTTGGTATCTCCGCAGCGACATCATCTGGCACAAGCCCAACCCGATGCCTGAAAGCGTCACAGACCGACCCACCAAGAGCCACGAGTATCTGTTTCTGCTCACCAAGTCGCCAAGGTATTACTACGACCACGAGGCCATCAAAGAGCCGGTTGTTGATTTGGATGGCAAGCGCAACAGCCGAGATGTGTGGACAATCTCTACCAAACCATTCAAGGGCGCACACTTCGCCGTGATGCCAGAGGCCCTTGCAGAGCCGTGCATCCTTGCTGGTTCAGCACCCGGCGACACGGTACTTGACCCGTTTGCTGGAAGTGGAACGGTGGCAGTCGTTGCGCTGCGCCACGGAAGGAACTTTGTTGGTACGGAACTCAACCCTGAGTACAGTGAAATCGCACAAAACCGTATCTACGATGATGCCCCAATGTTCTACCAGATAGAGGTGGTCGAATGACGTTTGACGAATGGCTGGAATTTGGAATTGCTTCGGGTTTCTGTACCCAGCAGTACTGCGCTTTCCACGATTTTCCACCACTGACGGATGCCGAAGAAGCGTTGCTGGATGAAAATGACGAGATTTGCTACAGCGTTGTCCGGCTCGGAAGCCCAAGCGACTGGCTACAGGCGTGAAGGCCATCGTTCATATTCACCAACAGAAAATCAAGAAGGGCGAACCAGCCATCATCGTTCGCACCTACAAAGGGGTTGCTCACTACAGTGAAATCCTCATCAACGGCCCGATGCGCCTCGTGCAGAGCGACACCCCGGACAGATGTGGCGCACGGGTTTGGATTGAAACCGACACCGAGTACATCACCCCAGTGAGCGACTTCATTCTCTTTGGGGAGCAGTAGTGCTGGGCGAAGGTGAAAAACGGCTAGTCAGCCTTTGGTATGGGAACGGTTTCTACGCCAAGGTCTACGAAGAAGCCGACGGCTCGTTCCACGCATTTTTCACTACGCCCGACTTTGACAACATTGCCGACGCACTCCAGTTTGTGGATAGGATTGCCGTCATTCTCCTTGGGGGTTTGGAATAGTGGATTGTCCGCACGAATGGCAACTCATCGCAGTAGGAAGCAAGGTGTGGGTGAACTGCAAGAACTGCACGAAGCGGTTCCCGTTCACCACCGAGTTCAATGGAACGCCCTACAAGGGGCCTATTCCCGAAAGGTACCGATGAGGAAGAAAGAACTGAAGGCGTTGGTGGAAACCACCCGAAGGGATTTGGAAACCTGCCACCAGTTGCTCTACAAGTACGCCGAAGACATTGACAAGTTGATTCAGCACACCGTCACAACGGACAACAAGATTGCCGAAATCGAAAAGGAGAAAGACGTACTTCGCTACGCTTTTCACCTTGCCACTGGTCGGCTCGCAGCGCATCAAGGCATTGACTTCGACAACATCTCGGCCTTTGCCGACGCACTCATCTCCGAGGCAGAGCAAGACGCTCAGGATTGAATTGCAGTTGGCTGGCCAAGCCTTGGTAATCAGGGGACTGCTACTCCCATACCTATCTGTATAGTGCCAAAATCACCATCCGATAGGCAATGGTTTTTTTTATACGGCTTCCAACCTTGTCACCCAAGGTAGGAAATTTTGGATGGTGACTTCCAAAGAACCGTAAGTGGCAACCTGTCTTCTGACAACGCTCGTGGCTTAATGCCCTTTTTACCGTCGCCACGCCGACGTGCTTCCAAACACAGTATACCAACCCCACTACAGGGTGTCAAGAGAAATGACGAAGCGGCCCGTTGGAGAGGCCGCCTCGTCGGTACTTCTGGTGTTGGTTAACGCAGCATTGCAGTACTTCGGGTTAGGGCTTGGCAGACTGTCTGCCAACCGAAGCCCCGTTATCGTATCCACTTCAGCAGAGGTTTGCAACAACACACTCAACCCTGTACGGTAGTGAAATGCGAACGAAACCGAACACGCCACCCCGTCGTAAAGACGCAGAGATTCTTCGTTACATCGCTTGGCACTGTAGGGAGATGGGGTTTTCACCATCCATCCGAAGTATCTGCACTGCGACAGGAATTCGGAGTACATCAACGGTTCAGCAGATGCTGGTCAGAATGGAAGTCGAAGGCCGGATTCGCCGTGACGGGTACAAGCGCACCGTCATCACTGTCCAAGATGTTGACCCGGAGTTCTGCCAGCACGACTGGCGCATCACTAACAAAGATTGCATTGCCCTCGGAGAGGCGTTGGTGGAATGTCTGCACTGCCATCGGAGTACAGCCGTTGAGTTCCACCCGGATTGGAACGACTTAGAAACTTGCCCACGCTACACGGGTCAAGTGTAGGCAAACTAAATATCTGTGCTAACCTATGTGCAGCAACCCTAGTAGGGAGTTGAGGATGAGTTCACTGAACGAATTGGCCGAGAGGATTGCCAAGGAAATGACCCTTGGTACGCCGAACGACGAAGACTTGCACAACCTTGTCCAAAAGGCACTGACCCAGCAGGATGCCCTTGCGCGGCTGGCCAGTGAAAACGAAGCACTGACCAAGCAGGTGGCCGACCTCACTGCTCGCTTGGAATCCATTGAGCCGTTCACCCACCTCGTGCAGTACGCAGAGGGTTCTGCCTGATGTGGCCGTTCACCAAGTCCCGGCTTGTGTGGAAGAAGGGCGAGTTCAACGAATTTGAAGCAGTAGACGAGCCGTATCGCTACGTCGTTTGGTCGGGGAATGGAATCACCGAACTGCGCCTCATCCAGCGTGAGCAGTTCAACGGCATTGGTATGCCGTTCCAAGATTTCAGCATCTACACCCGTGACATTGACGCTGCGTTCGCTTTGGCCGAAGAAGTCAACAAGTTGATTCGTAAGGCTCGCCGGTACAAGTAAACGTCACACCGTTCTGCTATGGTGGAACGTATGTCCTCAACCCCTGTTTATCTCGGTGAGAAGCCCGACGGAGTATCACCAAGTCGGGTAAGCCAATTCAAAAACTGCCCTCGCCAGTACCAGTACGTCTCGGTGGAGAGACTGCCAGAGAAGAAGGGTGAGGCCGCATACCGGGGAACTATCTTCCACGCCGTGCTGGAAAACCTGTTCCGTGACGAAGCCCCCGAAGACCGGACAGTGGACAATGCGATGAAGCACTTCCGTTCGCTCTATCGGGAATATATGACCCCCGAAGCGATTGAAGAACTTGGCTTCGATGAAATCCGTGTGCAGAAGTACGCTGCCGAAATCACCAAGTTGATTCGCACCTACTTCACGATGGAAGACCCCAGTTCGATTGACGTGGTTTCCACCGAAATCCGTTTGGACTTGGATATGGGCGACTTTGGCCTGCGAGGAATCATTGACCGGCTAGACCGGCTCCCAGATGGCACACTCGCCATCCGTGACTACAAGACCGGCAAGGTTCCAAAGCCCCGGTACGAATCCAAGGCATTGGAAGCGTGTCAGGTGTACGCCTACCTGTGCGAAAAGGTTTACGGTGAACGGCCCAGCGTGATGAGCCTTATCTACGTCAAGGATGCAGTCACCATCGAAAAGACCGTGACGGACATTGACATCCGGGATGCTGAAACTCGTGTGCGTTCCGTGTGGGCAGCCATTGAGCGAGCCTACGAGACTTCCAATTTTCCAGCACAGCCATCCATCCTGTGCAACTGGTGTTCGTTCCAACAACGCTGCCAAGAGGACAACTACTCCGTCTTCTAGGCCCTCGGCAAGCGCAATATCGCGCTATTGCTTGACACTTCCAAAAAGTCTTCTACGATTTCAGTAGTCAAGCCCTAGATGGGCAATGAATCGTTAGGAGATGGCGTGGCTCGTAAGTTAGTCCGTCTGAACATCAAGGAGACTTCGGGCGTTGACCGCCCGGCGCACCTCCACGATGGCTGGGTAGTGATGAAGTCTGCCAATCCTTCTGACGTTGCTGCGGTTCTTGACGAAGTTCGCCCCGAAGACACTGAAATCGAATTGGCAGATGATGCCAACGACGAAGTGGAAGTCGAAGCGAACAAGGCAGTAATCCCCACCCTCGTTTCCAAGGAGGAAACTATGTCTTTCACCCCAGAGGTGTCAACCCCAGAGGTTGTCATCATCCCTGAGGCTGCGAGCGAGGCTGACATCATTAAGGCGATGCCTGCGGCTATCCGCAAGATGCTGGATGACGCTTCGGCTAACGCCGAGGCTGCACTCCGCAAGGCTGCTGCCTCAGAGCAGGCTCTTTTGGCCGAGCGTGACGCTCGTGCTGACGAGGCTGCCGTGATGAAGGCTGCTCAGTGGTCGCACCTGAACATTGACCCCACGATTGTCGGCCCTGCGCTTCGTCGCTTGGCTGAAAACGATGGCACCCTCGCGAACGAGGTTGTCAAGGCACTTGACAGTGCCAACGCTTTGCTTGAAACCAACGTGGTTTTCACTGAGGTTGGTTCCGACGCTCCTGTTGCGAGCGACGATTCCTACTCCAAGATGGAGAACCTCGCGAAGGCTGCTGTTGCTTCCGGCACGGCCCCGTCCTTTGAGGCTGCTCTGCTGGCTGTTGCCCAGTCGAACCCAGACCTCTACACCCAGTACCTCGCTGAAAAGGCTCGATAAATATGGCTTGGGAACAAAATCCATACACCGTCAAGGTTTCGCTGGTTGCCGATTCGTCGCTTTCGACGCAGGTTAACTCGGCTGGAACCCCGGTCTTCACCCCGCAGTTCCGCTTCGTTTCCCTTGGTTCGACCAGTGCGACCATCACTGCGAACGTGACCGCTGGTAGCAACTCGGTGTCGGTGACCGGTACCACGGCGACCCCAGCAGCATTTGCTGGAATCGTCCCCGGTGCGCTCGTCACCGCGCCAGCCGGTCTTGCTGGTGCAACGGTTGTCGGCATCAACATTGCTGCTGGCTCGTTCACCATCTCGCAGGCTGCTCCCGGTACCACCGCAAGCGCTTCGATTACCCTCACGGTTCAGGGTCAGCCTGCTAGCCAACCTGTTGCCACGGCGATTGTTGCCGGACAGACTGCTCCCGGCACGACTGCCGTGAACGCTGGTGGAACCGGCCCCAAGGCCATCGGTATTCTTCAGAACCAGCCGGTGTACCGCACTGCTGCTAACGGCAACCTTGAAGCCCTCGCTGAGGCTGAAATCACCCTTTCGGGTATCTCCAAGGTTGTTTGTGGTCTTGCTGTGACCGTCGGTCAGGCTCTGACGATTGACACCTCTGGCGCAGTTGTCCCTGTCACCTACCCAACGACTGGTTCTTACGCCAGCCCTACCTCGTGGGTTTACGGTACTGCGCTTTCCAGCGGTGCTCAGGGTGACCTCATTGCGATGGCTGTCACGGCTTCGGCCCCGTCTCGCAACGCATAGGTTTAGAAAGGAACCTGAACAATGCCCCAACCAAACGTTCAAAATGTTCACATTGACGCGATTCTGACCAACATTTCAGTCGCGTACTTGCAGAACACCGACAACTTCATCGCTGACAAGGTTTTCCCTGTCATCCCGGTGGACAAGAAGTCCAACCTGTACTTCAAGTACACGAAGGATGACTGGTTCCGTGACGAGGCTCAGCGTCGTGCTGATGGCACCGTCTCCGCTGGTTCTGGCTACGGCCTCACCACGGACACCTTTATGGCCGACGTGTGGGCTTTCCACAAGGACATTGGTGACCAGACCCGTGCCAACTCCGACAACCCCCTCAACCCCGATATGGAGGCGACGCAGTTCATCACCCAGCGTCTTCTTCTCCGTCGTGAGGTTCAGTGGGCCAGCGACTACTTCCAAGCCGGTGTCTGGGCCTTGGGTGTCAATGGTCAGCCCGCTACCGGTTCTACCGCGGCTGTTAACGCTGGTACTGCCGTGTGGCAGTGGGATGACTACGTTGGTGCGACGGGTACCTCGTCGTACACCAACGGTGGAACCTACTACTCCAACCCGATTGCGGACGTGGAACTCGCCAAGGCTGCCATCTTGCAGACCACGGGCTACGAGCCGAACACCCTCGTGCTTGGCTACCGTGTCTTCCAAGTGCTGAAGAACCACCCGCTTCTCGTTGACCGCTACAAGTTCACTCAGGCCGGTGCCATCGTCACCGAAGACCTGCTCGCCCAACTCTTTGGAGTTGACCGAGTGCTGGTCGCCAAGGCTGTCGTGAACACGGCGAACGAGACGGCGAGCGACCTGCTCGGTGTTGGTGTTGCTTCCAGCAACTACAAGTTCACCGTCGGCAACAACGCCCTGCTTGCCTACACCGCCCCGAACCCCGGTCTGATGACCCCCTCCGCTGGCTACACGTTTATGTGGACTGGCGTGTCGGGTGGCCTCGGTACCACGGTTGGTGTGAGCCGCTTCCGTATGGAGGAACTGAAGGCAGACCGAGTTGAAGGTGAAATCGCCTTTGACAACAAGGTTGTCGCAGCCGACCTCGGCTACTTCTTCAGCAACATCATCGGTGGCACGGCCATCTAGCCTCTAGTAGGCTAGGGGTATGAACCCCGAACCACGCTTCACACACAGAATCGCCAAAGTGTACCCAGCCGGTGCCTTTGGCGATTCTGTGTTTGGGCCGAACAATCTCGTCTCCACTGAAACGTGGACACGACGAGGATTTGACCACATCGAACTGTACGGATGGGCAAGGCCCTTGACCCCGTATGAATTGGAACACCTTGACGAGGAACTGGCTGCTGCCGGGTGGGTTTGGCCCCCCGTGGAAGCCGAGCCTGAGGTGGAAACCGTTGTTGAGCCTGAGGCTGTAGACGAGCCTGTTGTGACCAAGGCTCCGGCCAAAAAGCCAGCAGCGAAGACGGTGAAAAAGGCAGTCAAGAAGCCAGCCACCGAGTAGCCACAGTTTACGGCAATACTGGTGATACGATTTCCGTATGTCGCTGCGAGATGCTGAAAAGCGTATTGAGCAATCATCCACCTGTCGCTTCGCAGACTTCCTGAAGTCGTTAGACAAGGATGACACTGCCACGCTGAAATCGTGGATTGAACTCCAAAAGCCTGCTGGCTGGATTGCCAGAGTGGTCACTGCCGACGGCAAGAAACTCAACGAGAAGACCCTGAAGCGTCACCTTGACGGCCAGTGTCAATGCCCTGCTGAATCCACCCACAAGGGGGCGTATCGTGTCGCTAAGTGACGCAGCATCGTCATTGCCACAGCGTCACGTCAACACCATTCCAAAAGGAACTGAGCCATCGTTCCAATGGAATGGCAACGAGGGCTACATCACCTCACCGCTTCTCCCCAATGAGCCAGACCCGGCGTTTTGGGAAGTCCTTATGCAGGACTGGGGGCTTTCACCAGACACTACGGAAGTCGTAGACGGCTCCGTCAATATCCGTGGCTGGGATGCCAATATGGGCCGAGATGCAGACGGTCACCCAACCGTGCATCGAATGAAGTACTACCGAGCGCAGATTCGCCGTCGCCAAGGTGGTGAACGCTCCATCAACGTGGACACGTTGTGCGAGAAGATTCTGAAGCGCAAGCCACTGAAGTCCGCCCCAAGTGTAAACAGCAACCGTGCATTGGTAGTCACTTTTTCCGATTGGCAGACAGGAAAAGGGGAAGGGGGTGGCCCAGATGCAATGACCGAGCGCATCTGCCTCGCCCAAGACCGTGTGGTGGAACGGGTCAAGGAAATGCGTAAGGCTGGTCGTGCGCCTAGCCATATCTACATTGCTGGAATGGGCGACCTCGTGGAGCAGTGCGACGGTCACTACGATATGCAGACTTTCCAAACCGTCCTCACTCGTCGCCAACAGAAGGACTTGGTGGTCTACCTCATTGACCGGATGGTGGAATTGTTGGTAGACAATTTCCCCGATATCCAAATCATCCTCACTGCCGTTCCGGGCAATCACGGTGAAAACCGCAAGAACGGCAAGGCGTTCACGGACTGGTTGGACAACGACGATTTGGATGTTTTCACCTCAACGTACCGTTGTTATCTGAAGAACCCAGAACGCTACGTCAATGTTTCGATGCCCCAGTTCGACGGCCTCGTTCAGGAAGACTTGACTATCACCTTGGACATCTGTGGTGTGCCAGTGACGTTCGCTCACGGCCACCAATTTGGAAAGGGCAACGGTGGAGGCACGGTTGCCAAGATTGAGGCGTGGTGGAAAGGCCAAGTAATGGGTCGCACTCCGGCTGCGGACAGCGCAATCCTCATCTCTGGCCATTATCACCACTTCGTCGCATCTGAAGGCACTGGTCGCCAAGTGTTCCAATGCCCAGCGATGGATGGTGGTTCTAAGTGGTTTACAAGCCAGACGGGTGCAAACTCCCCTGCTGGAATGTTGACGGTTGGTATCGGACTTGACTACGGCTCTCGTGGCTGGGGAGATTTACTGATTATCTGATGGCGTATTACTTGTGCGGCCCGATGCGGGGTCTGCCCCACTCCAACTTCCCTGCCTTTGAAGAAGCGCGGGAACACCTCAGAAGCCTCGGATTCGACGCTCTTTGCCCCGTAGAGGCTGCCAAAGAGCGATTGGGTGCTGATATCCAAGCCGACGATTCTAACTACTACGACCAAATGTGGCACTGCTTCGATATGGTGCAGCGTTGCGATGGTGTAATCGTGCTGCCGGGTTGGGCGAAGTCTGAAGGCGCAAAGGCAGAAGTACTGGTTGCCGTGAACACTGGCAAGCCGGTTTACGCCTACCACAAGCACCGCCCCCACGTTTTGGAAGAACTGGTCGGCGTGAAAATCACCACACGGGCAGAAATGTTGTCGTAATGGGAATCGGCGTACCCCCACCGTGGATTGACGGTACCGAAGAAGACAATTGGGAAGATTGGTACGACCCACGCAATCCTTGGACACCACTCCCCGGCGTTCGTACAGGAGCAGAACTCACTCGTGGTGAAAAAGCAGCCGACGCTGTGCGAAACAAAATGGGTTCGTGGGCGTTCGTTGGTTGGTTCGTCGTGTTTATGGCGAGTTGGGCAGTCCTGAATAGTTTTGCCTTGAACAACAATGGCTTTGACCCGTACCCGTACATCTTGCTAAATCTGTTCTTGTCAATGCTCGCCGGTCTTCAGGGGGCCATCTTGCTGATTGCCGCCAAGCGAGCCGATGCCATCGCAGCAGAGCAGGCCCTATCCCACTTGACAATCTCTAAAGCAAGTAGTGAAATCATTGCTGCGGTCAAAAAGGACTTGGCTTCCAATACTCACTTGACGCACGAGATTCACGCAGCACTGAAGGACATCCAGCACTACATTGCCGAAAGGGAGAACAATGACTGACATCAACCGTGTTTCACCACACCCACGCCGTTCGATGGAGGAAATCAACCAATTCCTCGCACAGGAGAACGAGAACATCCTGAACTGGAAAGGTACGAACACGGCTGGCAGTGCTATTCAGGCACCCTTGAAGTCAACGATGACCAAGCGTCTCGTCACGGCTGGTGGTGGCCGTCGAAGGGCTGGCTCCGGGTACCAATTCGCTTCATCACCGGTTGAGCCAGAGTTCCCCGAAGGTGGCGACCCACGCTTCCGTGCAGTCCTGTCCGAGATGCTGAAATTGCATATCTCTAAGAGCAACGACTACGGCACGAACCGTGACCCCTATGCCAACTACCGGGCTGCCGAGCAAATCGGCGTTTCAGCGTGGAAGTCCTGCTTCATCCGAGGTTTGGAAAAGGTGCAGCGCATCGCTAACGCAGCATCGGGCAAGCGTCTGAACCACGAGAGTGCTGAAAACTCGTTCCTTGACCTTGCCAATCACATTGTCATCGCCAAGGTTCTCTACGACGAGGAACAGGACAACAAACACCAAATCTGAAATTGTGTGGCAAAATGGGGGGCAACTACGCTTACCCATAGGAGTTTCACCAAATGGCTCTTGCTGCTCAGGCATTTCCAAACGAAGGTCTTGACCTTATTTTTAGCCAGTTGGCCATCTACTCCGGTGGTGTGACTACCCCGCAGACAACGGGCCTCAACCCTTACTACATCGGTCTTTTCACCTCATCCAGTGGCCTTGGAACGCAGGTTCCTTACGGTGCAGCCACTCTCGCTGTCGTTGATTCAGCCACGGGCTACACGGGAACCTACACGACGAACGGTGGTGGAACCGGTACTGGTGTCACTTTCCGTGAACTGGGAACTGCTAATTCGACTGCTGCCGGGTACGCACGAGTGAGTGCGACGTACAGCCTGAGTTCGACTGCTGCTGCGACTGGTGCGACGAGTGGTACCTTGACGGCACTTTCAGCAACCGCTACTTGGACGCTCACGGTTAGTGCAACTGCCGGTCTTGCCGTTGGTATGAACATCACGGTCACCGATTCCTTGTCGGCGCAGGAGACACGAGTTATCACCAACATCCCAACGGGTAGTTCCATTGTGGTTCTCTCGGCTGCGCTCTCTGCGACCTGCAACTCTGGCGCAGCGTGGACTGCTGGAGATGCTGTAAACGGTCAGAAGTCAACTGCCCCAGCCGTCACGTTCACGGCCCAAGGCGTTTGGCCTGCCGTGTGTGGCTACTTCATCACCAACGTTGCAAGCGGTACGTCGGGCAAGATTGTCTACATTGCAAACTTTGCCGACACCTCAACGCCTATTCTCAACCCCAACGATTCACTGACGGTCACGCCTACTTGGTTGATGAGCAACTAGGGAGGTGAAATCCCCTAGGGGATAGACGATGGCTCGCACCCCTTATACACAGAACTCATACGTCGGTGGAGCATACGCTGCCACGCTGACGGGGAGCATCAACAGTTCTACGTCAACGATTTCACTGACGTTTTCCGGGACGCAGTACTCATCGTGGACTGGCCTCGGCATCGCCACTTCACCAAGTGGAGCGACGGCCAACGCTGGTTTTTTCCTGTCCATTGACTACAACTCGGCCTCTGAAGAAAAGGTCTGGGTTCCAGCGCAGACGATTTCGTGGACTACTTCTCCCATCACGCTCACTGGGGTTGTCCGTGGTCAAGACGGGACATCAGCAGTAAGCCACCTTGCTACGGCTGCCGTCATCCCTGTTCTGACAGCCTCTGACATTTCAGAAGGCAACTACACGGTAAGCCAGACCGTTGGCCAAGTTCAGGCAGTCGGAGACATCCTCTACGGTTCAACGGCTCAGGCGTTCAGCAGGCTTCCAATTGGTTCTGCCGGGCAGGTTTTGGTTGCAGGCACGACTGGGCCGTTCTGGTCAACAACGAACACCAATGCCCACTCATCAGTGATTGTGGCTGACTTTGGTACCGGGGCAGCAGTCCTTGTCGGCACCAATGCTTCGTACACAGCCGGTACTACCGATGCCAGTGGTGGTTTGGGTATCGGTGCAAGAATCACGGGAAACAGCACGGGAACGCTGACGATTGACGGGATGGGTCTGACTGGTTCCTACGCTAACTCCCGTGTGTTGATTGCTGGAAACACCAGCACGCAATCTAAGTACAACGGCATTTACACGCTCACTACCGTTGGAAATACCACCACTCCCTACGTCCTCACCCGTGCAACTGACTACAACGACAGCATTGCTGGCGAGGTTGCTCCCGGTGACTACGTTCTTACGATTCAAGGAAGTTCCTACGCAGGCCGAACGTTTGTAATGAACGCCACTGGCTCCGGTGCTGGTGGAATCACCATTATTGGAACCGACCCCATCACTTGGGTGCAATCCGGTGGTGTCGGCCCGACAGGGCCTACTGGCCCTACCGGTGCTGGTGGCACACTAGGCTACTACGGTTCATTTTACGACACCACCACGCAGTCAGTAGGTTCTGCCAACACGCCTACGGCAATGACCTTCAACACCACGGCGGAGAACAACGGTGTCTCCATCACCAGCAGCAGCCAGATTTTGTTTGCCAACGCCGGAACCTACAACGTGCAGTTCTCGGCGCAACTCACGCAGACCGATAACAGCATTGACCAAGTGCAGATTTGGCTCCGCAAGAACGGCAGCGACCTCACAGAGACCAACACCACGGTCACGATGGACAAGCAGAACAGCGACAAAGTTGCCTCGTGGAACTTTGTGCTTACCGTCGCAGCCAACGATTACTTGCAACTTATGTGGGAATCTAATTCCACGAGTGTGACGTTACTGGCTCAATCTGCGGGTAGCAATTACCCTGCTACGCCTTCCATCATCTTGACCGTACAGCAAGTGATGTACACCCAGATTGGCCCTACAGGGGCCACAGGTGCCACTGGAGCCACTGGAGCCACCGGCCCGACTGGTGCTGGCTACTCAGGTGTCACTTCAACCTCTACGGTCAACCTCGGCACGGGAAGCGCAGTCTTCTCCGGTATCACCTCAACCGGGGCGTTCCAAATTGGACAGCGCGCTCGTGCCATCTCTACGGCGAACACGAGCCAATACGTTGAAGGCATTATCACGGCGTTGACGGCCAATACGTCAATCACCATCAACGTAGATACGTTCGCTGGTTCGGGCAGCCCGTCATCGTGGTCTATTGCCGTTGCTGGAAACGTTGGCAACACCGG